TTTTTAGTCCATTTGGTATTAAAAATGTTGTTTTATTGAAAAAATGGTTTGAAATGTCGGAAGAAAAAGTAATTGATATATCTATTGATAAAATTTCATCTATGACTAAACCAAACAAAAAAATAGTTTCTTTATATACTGAAGAAAAGAAAAAGAAAACACTCCCTTATGTTTCTAACGAAGAGTTATACAAAAATCCTGATCTTCTTAAAATGATTGAAGATGGTGTTCCCCCACAAAATCAACAACCACCACCAAATAAAGAAGATTCAGAAGAAGTGCATGGTAATCTACATTTGAATATGAAAATAACACCAGAAATGCTGGAAGACAACGAAAGCCTTGATAATTTATTAAGAGCTTTGGGTGTTCCTGTAGATGACTTATTAGATTCTTATAATAAATCATTAGAAAATAATAAAAATGAAATTGATGATGAAGATGAAGAAGAAGAGAAACCATTTGGTAATAATCTAAACGATTGGTCCCCTGATCCTTCTGATTATCTTAAATAACTTTAAGTAACTTAATCTTCTCTATCAAACGGCACACAGGCATTATAAGAAGACTCCTTAAAATATGTCAAGTAAAAACTTCTTGATTTTTTGTTGGGAGTGTATATACTTACCAAACAAATAAGGAGTATTGAATGCCAAAGAAAAAACCTAATAATTATATTGATAATGAAAAATTCTTCAAAGAAATGGTTTTATGGAAAAAGAAAGTCACAAAATCTGAAAATTTAGGGAAAAAGAAACCACCTGTTACTGATTATATCGGTATATGCTTTATGGAAATTGCGGAAAATCTAGTGCGTAGACCTAACTTTGCATCATATCCTTTTAAAGATGATATGGTGGGCGATGCTATAGAAAATTGTTTGATGTATTGTTCTAATTTTGATCCAGAAAAGTCACAAAATCCTTTTGCTTATTTTACTCAAATAATATACTATGCTTTCTTAAGAAGAATACAAAAAGAAAAAAAACAAAATTATGTAAAATACAAATATTTAAATCATCTTGACACAAAGGGTGATTTTTCTGAATTACTTAAACAATTTGATTTTCATGAAGAAGAGAAAGAGTATTTTCGAAAATTACACGAAAAAGAAGTAAATAAAAAGAAAAAAATAAGAAAAAGGAGAAAGAAGAATGTCTAAAATATGTATTTTAGGTGATACTCATTTTGGTGTACAGAATGATTCTCACTTTTTTCTTAATTATTCTTTAGACTACTTTACTAATACTTTTTTCCCATTTTTAAGACAAAATAAAATAAAACATGTAATTCATCTTGGTGATCTTTTTGATAGAAGAAAATTTATCAATATGAATACATTGCATAATGTTAGAAATAAATTTTTACTTCCTTTTTATGACGGCGAGTTTACTTTACATTGTGTTTTAGGTAATCATGATGTATATTATAAAAATACAAATAAAATTAATTCTTTAAAGGAACTATTAGATAAAAATAAAATTAAAATATATGATAAACCACAAACAATAGAAATCGAAGGTCATATGATTGGTTTTGTTCCTTGGATGACAAAAGACAACTATCAAGAATGCTCAGAATTTATAAAAAGAAACGAATGTGATTATCTTTGTGGACATTTTGAAATTGAAGGTTTTGAGCTATCTCGAGGTTTTGTTGCTGAACATGGTGTATCAAGAAAAGATTTCAAACCATATAAACAAGTTTTGTCTGGGCATTACCATTGCAAGCAAGAAAACGGAAATATATTATACACAGGTACTCCATATCAGCTAAATTTTTCTGATGTAGAAGAGCCAAAGGGAGTACATATATTTTTTCCAAAAGAAAATAAGATCACGTTTGAAGAAAATAAAAATGCAATATTTAAAGAAGTAATATACACAGAACAAGATAATATTGAATATTTAAAATATAAAAATTGTTTTGTTCGTGTAATAGTAAAGAAAAAAACAGATCCTTATAAATTTGAATTGTTTATGGACAATTTAAACAATGCTGATACTGCTGGTATTACTGTAATCGAAGAAAGTTTTTTTGAACTATCTGATGATGATTTTGCAGAAGAATCACAGAACACATTGAGTTTAATAAACAAAGAAATTGAAAATATTGAAGAGATAAAAGATAAAAATAAACTTAAAAAAATAGTACACGATTTGTATATTGAAAGTTTTTCTGTATAGGATTACAAAATGAGAACACCAACGATTTACATCGCAGGCCCAATGAGAGGACATGATAATTGGAATTTTGATTCTTTTGATAAACAGGCCAAATCTCTTAGGCAAAACGGATGGATAGTCATCAATCCTGCCGAATTAGAGAGAAATTTACAAAAGAAGCACGGGGAAATCCACCCGCATGAATTCGATCCAGATACCAATGAAAGTGATCAGGAATTTTTACGAAAAGCACTAAAACAAGATATGATAGAAATATGTGATAAATGCACAGCTATTTATATGTTAAAAGGATGGGAAAATAGCAAAGGGGCAATCACAGAATGGGATCTTGCACAAGCCCTAGGACTTGATATATTCTATGAAGTTCCTCCTGTTCCCATTATAGGAAAATCGGTATGAATATTTTTGTGTTAGACTCAGATCCAAAACAAGCAGCCAAATACATGTGTGATAAGCATGTAGTAAAAATGATTCTTGAATCTTGTCAATTATTATCTACTGCTCATAGAGTTTTAGATGGAACAAAAATCGAAACCATTACAGGTAAAAATAGAAAATATACTCGTTATGTTATGAATGGTGATTTGGAAACTTTTCTTTATAAATCTACAATGATTAATCATCCATGCACAATTTGGTGCCGAGAAACCAGTATAAACTATAAATGGCTTGCAACTCATAACATTCAATTGCTTGAAGAATATTATAATAGATATAACAAATCTCATGCTTCTGAAAAATTATCTCAGTGGTTGTATGAAAATTTTCCAAAAAATATCAAATATAACCATTTGACTGAATTTCCTCTGGCTATGCCAGATTATTGTAAAATAGGCAATGCGGTGTCTTCTTATAGAAAATACTATATAGAAGAGAAAGAAAGATTTGCCAAATGGAAAAATGGTAATATTCCAGATTGGTTTGTAAAAGGTCGAAACAATAATGTCAAAATTACAACTTGATTTTGGGTATATAATCTTAGAAGAAAAAGATAAGGGTGTTTTAGTATCTTTATCAAAATTTAATTATTTTGATTTTATTGATTTTCTAGAAGAGAATAATTTTGCATATCAAGAAAACAACGACTATTCTATTTTGGTTGAGGATTCTTTAGAAGAATTATTTGAAGAATTAATTGAATATAATTTGGTCTTGTATTTGACGGAATATGGTGATCAAAATATTTCATTTATAAGTGAAGGTTCTGCAAAAAGAAAAATTGTAATACGAAAAGGCAAACGAAAAGTCGTTTTTCAATGTCAACCTGGTCAAAAAAAATTAGGTAAAAGATGTGTTAAAAGACCCCAAAAAGACATAGCAAAATTAAAGAGAAGAGCAAAAAGAGCAGCCAGAAAATCAAAATCAAAGAAAAGATCTGCTTTAAGAAAAAGAAAATTATCTTTAAGAAAAAGAGCATCTATAGATAGGAAAAAAAGCAAATAAACCATGTCTATATTAATGAAAGCTGTGAGATGGAAAAATTTTCTTTCTACAGGTAACAATTTCACAGAAATAAAATTAAATAAACACAAAACCACTTCTATATCTGGTGAAAACGGTAGTGGAAAGACAACAATGCTTGATGCTATTGTTTTTGCTTTATTTGGTAAAGCATATAGAAATATTAATATACCACAACTACCAAATTCGATCAATAAAAAAGATTGTATGGTTGAATTGTATTTTAATATTGGAGAAAATGAATATAAGATTAGAAGAGGTCTTGCTCCAAAGATATTTGAAATTTATAAAAATAAAATTCTTATAGATCAAGATTCTAAATCGAAAGATTATCAAAGAATGCTTGAGGAGCAAATTCTTAGGATGAATTATAAATCTTTCTGTCAGGTTGTAATATTAGGATCTACTAATTATATTCCTTTTATGAGGTTGACAGCGGCAGAAAGAAGAAGTGTAGTGGAGAATTTATTAGATATTAATGTGTTTTCAACAATGAATACTTTGTTAAAAGGAAAGAAATCTCTGTTGAATGAACAATTAAGACTAATTGAAGGTAAAATGGAAATTCTAAAAGAAAAAATAGACCTTCAAAAAGATCATATAAAACTGATGGAAAATCAAAAAATAAAGAAAGAACAAGAAACAGGAAATAAACAAAAAGAATTGAAGGACAAGAAAAATAGATTATCATCAGAAATAGAAGTATTAGAAAAAAACATAGAACAAAATTTAAATAAAATTTTGCATAAAGATAAAGAACAAAATGTTTTAAATACATTAACTTCTGATTTGTTGCTATTGTCAAAATCAATATCAAAGATTGAAAAAGAGATAAATTCTATTGAAAAACTTTCAACTTGTTTTGTTTGTTCTCAAGATGTTGATGGTGAGGTAAAAGAAAAATTAAAATTAACAAAGATACAAGAATTAGACAAACAAAATAAAGACTTTTCTACTATAGAAGAATCATTAAGTAAATTAAAAGAAAAAATCAAAAAATATGATGATATTCAAGAGATAGTAAAAAAAGATAGATCAGAATTATCAGAAGCTAAAGCATCTATTAGAGCAATAGATCAGCAATTAAATGATATAAAAGTTTCTGTTACAGATATAGCACAAGAAGAGATTGATGCCCTCAAACAAAAGATGAATATTTATATTGATCAGGGTAAAGAATTAATAAAAGAAAAACAAGAAATAAAAGACAATCTACATTATTACAAAATTGCTTTATACTTACTAAAAGATTCCGGAATTAAAAGTAAAATTATTAAACATTATTTACCAATAATGAATAAAGTAATTAACAGATATCTATCAGAGATGAATTTTTTCGTTCAGTTTGAACTGGATGAAGAATTCAAAGAAACGATTAAAAGTAGAAATAGAGATATATTTTCATATGAAAATTTCAGTGAAGGAGAAAAAAGAAAAATCGATCTAGCTTTGTTGTTTGCTTGGAGAAAAATATCACAAGTAAAAAACTCTTTAAATTGTAATCTATTGATATTTGATGAAATTTTAGACGGAAGTCTTGATGATAATGCAACAAAACTTCTTTTGAGTATATTGGAAATGATAGATAATGATTCCAATATCTTTGTAATATCACACAAATCAAAGGATATTCTTCAAGATAAATTTGAAAATAATATCATGTTCAAGAAGAAGAAAAATTTTAGTAAAATTTCCCATGACTAAATACTTGCAATGTTGTTTGGCTTTGCTAAGATTGGGGTGCCATTTCCCCTATAGGAGATTTGATCGCTATGGCTAGACGAGCAACTTTGTCCAGAGGAAGAAACCCTTCTACTGTTATTTTGGGCGAAGAACCAACTTTTGATGGGTCTTTATCAGAAGAAGATTTGATTTGGGAAATCAACAAATCAATGAATTGGTATAGGAATAATTTTAATCATTCAAAATATAAGAATGCATTGAAAAAATATATGAAGTCTTCTGGTTTTTCAGAAGATGATATCACAAGAGCAATATCTGCACCAAAGAAAGAATTTGAATGGGAATATGCTGGAATATATTCTCATATTTCAAATACGTCTTCTATTGATTTACCTATATCTACTCAAAATTCATTAGACAGTTCTATCAAAAGTTTGATCTCTAAAGGATCTGTAAAATCTACTAAGAGTGTCAATGTAAACGTACAGGAAAACATCAAGAATAAAGTTTCTGAAATAATTGCAGATCTTGAAATTCATATCGACGATGCAGTAGAAATTTTTCTTGACAGAAAAAAAGGAAAGACAATAAATATTGCAGATTGGATTAAAGAAAATCAAATCAAAGGAATTCATGCTTCTAGAATGGTTGCTTTTTTTAAGCAAAGAGAGGAAGAACTCTCTTTAGCTCTTTCAGGAGAAGATCCAGATCTAAAAGAAGGGTACTCGCACTTCAAAAAGGCTTCATTGAGAAAGTATCGAGATTTCATCTCTGATCTTGTTGGTTTTCTAAACGAGCAAAGTAAGATAGCAAAGACTCAAAGAAAACCAAGAGCCAAGAAGAAGAAGAGTCCTCTCCAACTTGTGTCTAAACTCAAATACATGAAAGAACACGAAGGACTTAATCTTAAGTCTGTCGATCCAAAGAAAATTATAAATTCGTCTCGAGTCATTTTATACAACCCAGAAAAAAGAATTTTGTTTTTTTATGAAAGTTCTGAATTGACTGATGGTTTAAGTGTTAAAAATTCTAAGATTGTAAATTTTGATGAAAAGAAATCTTCAAGAAAAAGAGTAAGAGATCCAAAGATTCTCATGAATGGTGGTAAGTTCACAGGGGGTCTTAGGGCCACTACAAACGCATACAAAGACATCAGATCCAAGGAATACCCTGTTACTGGAAGACTAAACGAAGAATGTATTATCGTACAGGTTCTCAATAGATGATTTTAATTGACAATACACAAATTATTTTATCAACAATTTTTACACAATATTCTTATTCAGAAAATAAAGAAGAATTTTTTTCTGAAAATACAGTTAGACATATTGTTCTAAACACATACCGAATGTATAAGCAAAAATTTGGTGCCACATACGGGAATCTTGTTATATGTGATGATGCAGGAGATTCCTGGAGAAAGGAAAGTTTTCCCTATTACAAGGCATCAAGAAAGAAGAAAAGAGAAGACGGACAACATGATTGGTCTGTTATCTTCGATTCGATGAACAGAATCCGAACAGAAGTCCGGGAAAACTTTCCATACAAGGTTATGTGTATTGAACGATGTGAAGCAGATGATGTGATTGCAGTACTAGCTACAAAATATCATCCAAAAGAAAAAATTCTAATTGTTTCAAGCGATAAAGATTTTCAACAATTACAAAGATATCCAAATATCAAACAATATAGTCCTGTTCATAAAAATTTTATTTACTGTGAAAATCCTCTTAACTTCTTACGAGAACACATTTTAAGAGGAGATTCATCAGACGGTATTCCAAATATTTTGTCAGATTCTGATACTTTTGTTATAGATAATAAGAGACAAAAGCCATTGTCTCAGAAAAAAGTCGATATAATGAAAGAAAACATACCAGAGCATTTACAGGAAAATTTTGATAGAAACAAGTTATTGGTAGATCTGACAATGATTCCTGCTGATTATCAAAAAACAATTTTAGATGAATATAATAAACCACCGGAGGTACAAGGAAAAGAAAAACTATTTAACTACTTTATGGAGCATAATCTTGCTTCTCTCATGGAAACTATTGAAGAGTTTTAAAAATGAAAACACAAAAATATATTGGTGAAATCTTGTCTTTGGTTGCACAAGAACAAGACGAAAATAAAAAAATTAAAATACTTAAAGATAATAAACACACCGGAATTCCACAATTATGCAGATTTGCATATGATCCGAACTATGTTCCTCTCATAAGAGAAATGCCAGATTACAAGGAAGACGATTCTCCTTATGGTTATTCGTATTCGAATCT